AAGGACGAAATCAAGAATCCCCACCGGATCTATCCGGGCAACGTCATCGTGCTCGACCGCGCCCGCGGCCGGCTCTCACTTTCCTCCGGCACGGTGAAACTGAGCCCGAAAGTACGCGCGGAGACCACCTCGCAAGCAGCGATCCCGAGCATTCCGCCGGCGATCATCGAGCCGTTCCTCACGCGTCCCCTGGTGGTTGCCAATTCATGGCGATTTTTGATTTGTTGATACCCCCCCGGCCTGTCCCCCGCGGTTCGCCGGGTGCCGGGGATCGGTGGGCCAGCCGCTGCGTCCAATCTCGGTCGAGTAGTCGCGGGCAGGCAGGCCGAGCTCTTCGCGCCGTGTCGGTCCATCGTGGCAGGGTTTGCAGAGCGCCTCGAAGGGTCCGGCCCAGAACCTCTCGACATCGCCGCCGTGCGGTGGGTTGTGGTTAACGATGGTGGCGGCGGTCACTCGGCCTTGAGCCTCGCAGCGTTGGCAAAGCGGGTGCTGCATCAGCACGTTACGCCTGATGCGGCGCCAGCGTGCGTGGTAGTACAGGCGGTGCGCGGCCTGAGCTTCGGGGCTGCGGGTGTTGGACATATGGGGGAGGAGAAAACGGCCAGGCCGACGCCTGTACGACGGCGCACCCCCGGAAAGTCAATGATATCAGGGGCTACCGTGTTGGATGCGCTCTACCGTATGTTGTGGCTACCTGTCAACCGGGAATACCATAGGCCTTGCTTAACGCTCCTGCCCCTACCTCGGTGCGCACGACCCGGTCGAAGATCATTGTGCGGACAATAGCCTTGCCGTTGGGGCTTAATTCCTCAAGCACACCCATAATCCTGGCGCCGAAAGCCATCTCGAATTCGACCGGGTCGCCGGGCATCAGATCGCCCCGGATGTGGCTGCCGTCGCCGCGCGGTCCAGCCATATCGAAGTCGCCGGCCCGCTCTCGTTCCATGATGATAGCGACATCGGGGTCGGTTAGTTTGGCCGTGCCTGGGTGCGACTGCATCAAGCCGAGTGCCCCGGTGATCGAGACTCCGCGTGGCCAACCGCGCCAATCCTGCACAAACACCAAACGGTCGAACAACGGCCGCATCGTATAGCCGGGTCTGCGACTAGAGCCGTGCGGTAAGAGCGCCTTGCGGTAGCGCGGCAGATAGACCCGATACCCGGCCTGGCGCAGCGAGCGCTCGGCGGCTTCCTCAGCCAATGGCTTGGTAACGACGACGACCCAGGGCGGCAGCGAGTTCATTTTGGCAACGACACGAGCACACGATAACCGCTGCCCTCTTGATGCAAGACCATATCGACACGGTCTTCGGCGAGTGCCTTGACCAATTCCCGCAGCGTCGTATCGGCCGCTTTTAATCCGCGGCGGGCTTCGGCCAACTGGGCGATGAGGTAAGGGTCGGTGCCGAGCGGGTATTGGGTGACATCGAGGCGGCAAAGCGGGTTGTTGGTGCCTCGCGGTATCCGGGCTCGCAGCAATGCGTGCAATCGGCCGATCAATGCCGGGTATCGGTTATCCGGGTCGGCGATGACATGCGCAAAGGCCCGCTCTGCCATAGCCTGCATCGCCGGCACGTCGAGAATGCGGTCCAGCACTTCCTCGACATTGGAGTAATCGGGTTCGATCGGCACATAGTGCTCGTTGGGGCGAAGCACGCCGGAATAATTACCCCGGATCAGCGCGAGCGCGGTGCGCGCCGCCACGGCCTCGAAAATTCGCGCCGACACCTGGCCCATGTCGATGCCAAGATCATGCGGCAACACCTCATCGCGAACCTCTTCGTAGGGCAGTTTCGAGTCATCGAACCGGCGTTGCAATGCGCCGTCGAAATCGAACACGCGGCAGCCGCTGGGTGAGCCAAGCATGACGCGGCATTGCGCGATAAAGCGCGGCCAGGCGGCGCCATGAAACCGGCTCTCCTCGTCGACCGCGATGTCGCAGGGGATGGCGCGCCGCGCGCAGGCTGCGGCAAACCGGCGGCCGATTTCGGCTTTGTGCCAGCCGAGTTCGCCAAAGCGATGCGGCAGTTGGCGGCCGCGGTAGCCGAGCGGGATCGGCCGCAGGGCCAGCGGTCGGACCGCTGGGATTTGCTCGGCGAGATAGGCGGTCCGGACCGTCTCGAAGTGTACCCGATCGAATTCTTGCTCGGAATAGACCTGGCGCACCGCCGCCTGCGGCACATTGGTCAGCACGATATCGATGCCGATTTGGAGCAAAAACCGTTTAACGCGATCGGTAAATTCATATTCGTCCTGCACCGCGGCGATTTTGGTGCCCTCGAACCGGACCAGCGCCCGGGCGAGATCCGGCCAGAAGGTGGGGCGATCCGTCAGTCGCGCCTGGCTGGTGACGCAGAAATTAACAAACACCACGTCCCAGCCGCCAAAGTCGATGGGCTCGGGCTGATCGATGTTGCAGTAGCGGATCCAGCCCGGCATCGCTCCTAGCGCCTCGAGATAGTCGCGGATCGCCGGGGTGGCGGTGTAATTGGCGTGGTAGAGCACGATGAGGCGCATCGCGCATTAACCAACAATTACCGGAATCACGTTCCGATATTCCTGCGCGCACGAACTGAGTTCCGCTATAATCCGGGTGCCGCAGGGGAATGAGCCCCTGCGGTTAACCAAGGAGGAGGGGATAAAAATCCGCCTCTTCCTGTCCTTCCGACTGATGCGGCTCCAGCTAACGATCCGCATCCGCCTGTAGGGACAGGGCGCCGGGGGAGCGATCATCTCTCCCGGCTGCCCTTGGAAGATAAGCGAGGATTCATGGATCGGCAAGAATTGCGCGAACGGCGGCGGCGACTGGGCCTGACGCAGGCTCAGCTCGCCGAAGCGCTCGGCGTCACCACCCGAGCCGTCGGCAAGTGGGAAGCCGGCGACGCGCCGATCGCGCCTTCTATCGAACTGGCGATCCGGTATCTGCTCGAACATCCAGAAACCCTTCCAAACGCAACCGGAGAACTTTGATGGAACTTTTGCTTTTTCTGCTGGCAATTTATTTTGTGCCGACAATCGTTGCATTAGCACGCAGCCACACATTCACCGTCCCAATCGTTATCATCAACATATTCCTTGGTTGGACGCTGGTTGGATGGGTGGGTGCTTTGGCATGGGCGGCGGCTCCTTTCAAACCTGCTCCATTACCCATTCTCGACCTCGGACGTTATCCCCGGCTTCCGCCACGCAGACCCGCATCATCGTAGTTGCTCGACCAGCTCCCAGACGGCGCGGCAGTGCCGGCGGGCCTCGTCGCGCTCCTGGCGAACCCGCGCCAATTCTTCCTCCAGCGTTGCGATTATGGCGTCGCGCCCGTCGATTATCTCTTCGGCGATTTGTATGCAGGCGTCAGCGTCCAGCCGCTCAGCGCAACCGGACAAACAGCGCGTTTCACCCATTGATGCCGGCCATGTTTTATTCCTCCGACACGCGTTTAATATACAACATGCCGATTTCCTGCTTCGGCACCGTGTATTGCCGTCGTTGGAATGTCACATAGTCAATCGACCATCCAGGCAACCTTGCACTTCGAGCCCCTCGGAGACGATGTTTAATCTCTGCATTGATTTCCTTCAAGCGTCGCTCCGCGTTATCTGTCAACGATTTTAGTTGTTCACGTTCCTGCAGCAAGATCGGTAATAGATTATCGTCGCTGAGATCACGGTGATCATCGTCGCTCATAATCGATCCTTGAAACTTTTTCTGGATGGTCGGGGGCCTATATATGTTTTTTTATACTAAAAAAACACATATAGGGGCACCTCCCACCCCCTTAGGAAACCAGCAAAACTGCCAATTTTCGGGATTTTGCGCAAGTCCGAAATTTCAACTTGCGCAAACTCCAACACTGCCGATAAACGCCGGGGAAACCGCCAATTTTTGGCTAAGTTGAAGGTCATCCCGGCCACCGCCTAACGACGAGGCCCTTTTGCTCTTTTCGGTTAACCGGATCGGTGTAGCTGATGTTCTCTACCATGCCGGTTTCCTCCCATTTCTTGAGCACGATCTTCGCCTGTTTGTCGGTTAATGCGGGGGCAAATTTCTGGATGATGCGCCATGCCTGGCGCTCGGTCCCGGCGTTTCCGGAGGCATACTTGCGACCATCGGACAGCCCATTGGCGAACTCATCGAGGATCTGGCCGACGAGCTCGTTGGTAAGATTTTTCCAGATGTCAGGAGCGACCCACCGCTCGACGGTTTGCACGTTGTCGCCGTTCCGATGCTTCTCGTTGCCGTTACCGATATTGATACCGACAAGCTTGTACCAAATGGCCTCGGCGGCCGGGACAGTGATATTGAGTTTCCCGGGATCGAGGCGCACGAGGGACAATCGCTCGCGGTCGTCGATATTCATTTCCGCTGCTTCGTCGGCGGTCATCGAGGTTAGCGTGTAGAGGAGGCGGACGGCATCGCGAAACGACGAAGCTCCGCGGTTTCGATTGCTGCGGGTGTCGCTCAAAAGCTTGCTGGTGTGGTGCGGCACGTCGATGGCGCAATGATATTGCGTGGCGAGATTGGTCAGTACACGGCAGACGTAATCGATCTCGGGGTTGCTGTTTTCATTGAGCGCGTGGAGCTTAACGAACGGATCGATGACTACCAGCCCGAAGCGATAGAGGTGCAGCGCGGCCGATAATTTGGTGAGGAACTCGCCGACCTTGATCTCGCCGAACCGCGAGGCATAGGCCAGCGTGTAGCTCGATACCGGTAGCCTCGGTTCCCATTCGGTGAACGGGGTCGCGAAATAGAGTTGATCGCGCAGATCGTCGAAACTGACACCGTGGCGCATCAGCGCGGCCCGCATCCGGCGCCGCATCTCGTCGGCGTCATCTTCGAGACTGATATAAAGGACGCGCGTCTGCTGGCAGATCTTGTCGCCGGTAATATCGTGGCGCCCGGTGGCGAGCGCCATCGCCTGCGCAAGACGCAGCGCGGTCTTGCCAGTGCCGCCCTCGGCGACAAGACTTGAGAGATACCCGCGGCAGAACGTGTTGCCGAGGAGCCAATCGCGGGCATCCGGCAGCCTCTCGTCAGCGCTCCACAATCCCATCGGCGGCTTCTCGGGAGTACCGCCATAAGGCTGGGTGTCGAACAGCGAACGGATTTTGGGTGTGTCATCCGACATGCCTAATTCTCCCCCCTACCAGAATTTCCGGATGCGTCGGCGGCCGCTCGAGGAGCGCCTGCAGTTCCTCGGCGTGACGCTCATCTGCGACATCGAGCGCGGCGAAGCGGCACAGAAAGCGGTGGATCTCGATGGGCGCGCGGGCGAGGCAGACGAGCCCCTCACAGCCGCCGCGCAGCCAGTCAATGGGCGAGCGGTGCAGCGGCACCGGCGGTGGGTCGAGGTATTGCGGCGGACAGCTGCCGAGCCATTCGGCGTTGCCGGTACGCAGGACCCACTGCGCCCCGAGCTCGGGGTCGAACGCCACCAGGTCGACGATCTCGCCGCTCTCGATCGCGGCCTCGGGATCGGGGCTTTCCGGGGTGTCGGGGCAGTCGACGCGCACCGGCAGGATAAAGGCGGCGAGCTCGCTGTCGGGGTTGGGCTGGAACAACAGCCGGCCCACCGGCTGGACTCTGGTGTAAGCCGGCGCCGCCAGTTTGATCGCCCGCTGTGGCACGCCGGCAAGCTGCAGCTCGCGCCGCCGCAGGGGCGAGGCGTTGCCAAGCGCGGCGAGATATTCGGCCTCGAGGTCGATCATGGCGCTGGCACCGGATAACCGCCGCAGCCTTTGCACCGGCCGCCCCGATGGGCCGCCGGCTGGCCTTCGGTAACCCAGCAATTTTCGGCGTAGTGGCATTCGGCCGGGCGGTGGCGCGCCCGCCTTTCGGCCCAGGCGCGGTAGAATTCGCGCGCTTCTTGCGAGTAGGGTTCGCGCGCCGACATCATGTCCGCGGCCCCCGCAGCGAGATCAGGGTTTCGAGCACGGACTGCATCAGCGCCAGCTCGCGCTCGGCCGATTGCCGGCTCATCCGGCCGTTACTGACCTGGCGCGGATAGACCCGCTCGCGCAGTGCAATCTCGCGCCGCACCGATGCGATCTGGTCATCGAGCGTGATCGGCAGGAGATCGGCGCTCATGGCTCGTCGTTCCCGATTCGGTCACGGTAGCGCGACAGGCATCGCGCCAGCGCCCGGCGCACCGGCACGGAGACATGCAGGAGGCCGGATTTTTGCTGGCTCCGCGTGGCTTCTATGAGGGCGAGGGAAAAATCACTCGGCGGCGAATTGCAATTCGCCGGTGGCTGCCGTATGTGTTTTTGCAACATGAGCCCTGTTCCCCTGGGGCTTGTGGTTGGACGATCCCCGGCGCCCCGCAGTTCCTCGCTGCGGGGCGTCCTCGTTTGGCGGGTGTAGCGCGAGCTCCATGCCGAGGCGGGCGCGGCGCTGGGCGGCGGCGACGGGGTCGAGTACAGCCTCGGCGTAGCTCCACAGGCTGAGCGCGTCGGCGGCGTCGATCGCGCCGGCGACGTCCCAACCGAAGGCGAGGCAGGCGCGCACCGTGGCGGCTTTCTTTTTCTCGCGGCCGCCCCAGGACCCCTGCCCGGTGAAGTGCCGACAGATCTCACTGGGCCGCGCCTCGTAGATGTTCTTTATCTGCATGCGCCAGCAGACGGCCTCGATCATCCCGGCATAGCAGTGCAGCCGGCGCACCGTGGCGGCGTTGCGCGGCACCGTGGCGCCGTGAAACGGGATGTACGGCGACTCAAAACAGACGCGATCGGGCCGCTCGTCGGTGATCAGATCTCGCAACCATCCCGCGAAGTCCGACAGCGCCTCGCCGGTCGAGACGCCACGCCCGAGCGCATACGTGCCCCAGCGCGGCTCGGCGCCGAGAGTTCCAACCGCGAACCCGCACAGCCCGCCGGGGTCGAGCGCGAGGGCTTTCATGGGCGCGCCCTCCGCTCCCACAGGCTAAAACTCCGCGTCGGCGCCCTCGACGGCTATGCGCGGCTTGCGCGGGCGGCCGCGGCCACGCCGTGGCGCATCGTCGCCGCCGTGCATCCGGTGGATCTCGTCAGCGCTGCCGTTGCCCAGCCCCAGCGCCATCACCCGCTCGCGCTCGGCTTCGCCGTCGGCCAGGCCCAGCATGTAATCGGCATGGCCGGGCTCGCCTTGCGGGTAGCGCGCGGCGTGATTCATGACGCCACCGAGCCCGTCCTGGCGGCCGGCGGTGCGGGCGACCTCGTCAGGCTGCGCCTGGTGGCCGTTGGTCGGGCGTCGCCGCTGCGCGGTTTCGGCTGCCGCCACCCAGTCCATGACGCCGCCAATGTGCAGCGCGGCAAAGCCTTCGCGGATCGTTTCGAGCAAGGTGTCGCGGTCTTCGATCTCCAGCTGGCTGACGCGATAGATCGCGTTCCAATCGGCGAGCTTGAATCCCAGATCGCCCTTGATGTGCTTCATCCGGTATTCGTTGATCTCGGCGTTGAGCGCCTTTACCTCGGACTCGCGCTCGGCGAGCCAGCGCACCGCCTCGCGGATCGTCTCGGCCCGGGAGGCGCTGTTGGAGATGGGATGGTCGGCGGCGGATGACAGCGATTGGGCCACGGTGGGTGTCCCCCTTCCCTTTTGGTTAAGTCAGATGGCGGTTTTCATCGGGGCTTGCGCCGATGCAACAGACGGGCGACCCAATAGGCGATCCAGCCGGCCAGCCATTTCATCGTCCCCCCAGCGTTTCATTCTTCGGCTGCCCATTCAGCCAACCGGCGCCGCACCGCGCCCCGCTCAATCTCCTGAGCGTCCATTTCGGCGAGCAGCGCCGTCGCCAGCTCACGGCGGCGGGCTGAGGAGAACCGGCGGTAGAGGCTGTGGCGGGCGGTATCGAGCGGCATGCCGAGCAGCCGCGCGAGGCGCTTCATCGTGTGGCGCGGGTAGACCGCGCGGATCGCCGCGGCCTCGTCGATCATCGGAATCGCAATTCTGTTGCGGCGCATTCGGTCGCCCCTTGCGTCATGTTCGTGACGCAAGGGGGAGGGCCATTCACATGGGCTAGCGTGTGCTCACCGGACGGCTTGGCGGCGGTGCCGGTGAGCATCACGCGGCCTCTATTTGGCCGCTTACGCGGGAAAAGAAGTCCGCCTCCGTCAGGGCGGGCACTTCACGAAGCAACGTATGGGCATGGCGCATAGGAACCTGCCCGCCGGTCCCACCACTCTCCGGCGGGAGCATCCAACGGTTAACGACGGAGCGATGGCGTTTGACGATTTTTGCCACGGCATCGATGCCGCCACTTTTAGCAATCACCCCGGCAGCGGGTTGCAGACCATCAGTCATGCCTCAGGATATGTGCAAATCCTGCACGATGACAATTCCTGTTTTCGTGCAGGACTGCCACGGGCATGCCGAGTGCAGTTATTGCACACTTTCGGCATGCAGACGGCATGGTTCAAGGCGCGCATGAAGCGCTTGCGGGTATCCCAGGAGGATATCGGACGGGTGCTGAACCTCGACCGCTCAGTTGTCAGCCGCATCCTTGACGGCAGGCAGGAGCTAAGACTCAGCCAAGTGCTGCCCCTGGCCGAAATTCTGGACGTTTCGGAATTCGAGGTTCTGTCCCGAGCCGATATGTGGCGCGGCGACCGGACGCCGCGGTCAATCAGGGCAGCCGCCGTGGTTACTGAGGTTCAGGCAGGCAATTTCATCGAACAGCCGGCCGAGCCCCCGCAATCATCCCGAAGTGTGATCGTGGATTATCCGCACGAAACGGTCTTCGCCATGATCGTGCGCGGCGACAGCATGGACCGTATTGCACCGGACGGCAGCATCGTAGTCGTTGATTACGACCAGCGAGATTTGAGGGATGGAGATTTGGCGGTTTTTCGCAATGAGCAAGGCGAGGCTACCTTTAAACGCTATCGCCACCGCGACTCCGATGCCTGGTTGCAGCCGGAAAGCAATAACCCGCGACACGCCACAATCTTTCCGCCGGCGGGATCGGTCATCGAGGCGATCGGCCGGGTGATCGATATCCGGCCAGAATATGAGGAAGAGGCCGCATGACGCCGCGCCACATGACTGATGAGAACGAGACCCCGCCTCAGCCGGCGCCAGCAGAGGACAAGAAACCGGAAAAGCCGCCGCGAGTGTTGCCGGACCGCGATCCGGAGCGATTTGAACGTGGCGACCTAGAGAAAAAACGGGACCGCAAACGAGATGCACATCAAAGCTCCAGACGCAAAAAGGCACCAGACAGCCCATTTAACGTCCCGGATTTTCTCGAAGGCTCGCTCCCGCTGTGACTGCTGCACGCCATACATGCAGAGTATGTGATAACGACGCAGAAAAGCTGGGTCATCGAGACAGTCCCCTTTTAGCCACTCATTTGGACTGAACCAATCAACCGGCCGAAACTTGATCGCTAGTAAAGAGAATAACACTGCCGCCAGCGCGGCTAGTGCCGCCAAAATTATTGCAATGGGCCAAATAGTTTCAGGGCCGATATTTTTTGCAAGGGCGCTCACTGATACAAGCGCGCCGAGTGTCGCCCCCGAATATCCTGCAAGCGCATACGCTTTGGCATCTAGCCGGTGCAGCGTATCAAGCGATTCATTGACCATCATCAGGCCGAATGAGTAAAGCTCATCTATGCAATCACCGTCGCATTCGGTAAGGCGCAGCTTTACTTCTGCTTCGGTGAGGCGGTTCCCGGCAATCGTGGTCATGGCTTAGGCGTCTCCTCCTATCCAAGCTGCATCATAGCCCCGACCCGCGGCGTCCGCGCCAGCCGAGGTGACGCCGACTGCCGGGCTGCTGGGCTACGTGTAAAATTTGCACATTCGGATATTGACCACAATGCCGTAGCGTGCAGATAATGCACAGGCGGGGTCAAATGAGGCCTTGCAACCCCGGAGGCCCGCATGCCCCGCCCGCACATCGACGACCTGCTGTTCCTGCCGCTGGCGGCGCTGTGCGCGCTGGTGCTGGTGGCGTGGCTGTGGGTGCTGCTGCCATGAAAGATCCCAAGACCGAGCAATTTCTGACGCACGGCGCCTGGAAATGGCAATACCAAGCGCACGTCATGTTTGCCGACATCGACCGCAAAGCCTCGCGCGAGAACCCGTCGCGGCTCCTCGCGCGGGTCGACGAGGAGCGGGTGCAGAGCTACGGGTTGGCGATGGAGGGGGGCGTCGAGTTCCCGGCCATCGTGGTATTGGCGCTCGATCCTGCGGTCAGCTCCTTTAAGTATCTGATCGCCACCGGGGTCCACCGGGTTGAAGCCGCCGATCTGGCTGGCTTCAAGGAGTTCGACGCCTACATCGTCACCGAGCCCGACCAGTACCGCGCCGAGCTATTGATCCGGCGGCTCAACACGATCGAAGGGCACGGCGTCTCAATCCGCGACCGGGTGCAGCAGATCCTGCACCTGAACGCAACCTACCCGGACCGATCCTTGAAGGCGCTGGCCAAGGAATGGAACATCAAATACTCGACCGTGCAGTCGGCCTTTCGGGAACAGCAGGCCATCGACCGGGCGCGCCGCTTTGGCGTCGAGTTCACCAAATCGAGCAAGCTGTCGCAAAAGAGTCTGCTGTCGCTGAATACCGTACACAGCGACCCGGTGTTCAGCAAAATCCTGCAATTTGTCTCGTGGCACAATGTGCCGGGCAGCGAAATCGAGGAGATGGTCAAAGAGGTCAAACAGACCCGCGACGACAATGCCGCACTGGCTGTAGTCGACCGCCACATGGACGGCGCCACCGAGCGCAAGTTGCAGGCGCAGGCCAAGCACGGGCGGATCAACCCGGCGGCGGCCACCAAGTTCATGCAGGACGCGCGCAGGTTGATGAACTATCTGGACAAGGGGATCGAGAACCTGCACCTCGCCGCCTATCCCAGGCGCGATTTGGCGCGGCGCCTCGCCGAGGATCTGATCGACCAACTGAAGCGAGTGGTAGCCGACATCAACCGCATCGACCGGATCACCCCGCCGGTGCGCGAGCAACCCGCGACGGTGGGTCTGCACTGATGAAAGATAGCTGGCAAAGCCGCACCTACCAGCGGCTACGCGACCGTGGCTGGTATCGGGTCGGCGATCTGTTTGAAGCAATCAAAACCGAGATCCCGCTGCACCTCGCAATGCGCGCCACGATGAATGCATCGCGCGGCCTCACCGAATTGCCGGACGGAACAACGGCACGGTGGCGCAAATTCCTCATTTGCCTGTCACATATCGGGGTCGAGACGAGCGGCAACCCGCACAGCTTCAAATGGCAGGACGTCGTTCGCCTGCGCTATGTCGATGGCCGGGCCTGCGAGGATTGCGGCGGTCCCGTTATCAAACGGAGTTGGGCGACCGGCAGGTGCACAGTTGACCGGGCTCCCCAGGTCGCGTGTCTGGCTTGCGAGGCCGCCGCCGAGGTGCCGCAGACGATATTCGAAGAAGCTCTCCAAGAGATCGTCATGCCGCCGCCGCAGCCCCCGCCAGGCGACCGGATCGGTGAGGCTGTCGCTTACGCGGTCCTGCACAAGCTGATCGCGCAGTGGGGGCCGCCGATGCGGTATCACCTCCGCCGCCCGAGCCAACCGGGAGAGGCCAGAGCGCCGCCGCAAGTGATCCACTACTGGCCAGTAAAAGAGCGAGGCCCCTCATCGCTCAGGGTGAACCGCCGATGACGCTCCCTACCGATCGACTCCCCAACCTTGACGAAGTGGCGGCGCATGTCGGGATCACGACCCGCGCCGCCCGAGGGATCATCAGAAAGCACGGGGTGCCGGTGCTCGATACCGGCCGCACGGTGGCCTTTGACGATTTGGCAATGAACCTTTTTATGGAGGCGCTGCGGTGCCGCTCAAAGTCCTATCGCGTCCAGACCGTCCCGGCGGCCGCCCGCAAATCTCGGGAATTGTTATCCTCCCGAACGGGGAGCGGGTCCAAGTCCGCCGAAGTGCGAGCTCGAATAGCCTCCGACTTGCGCGAGAGGAAGCGGCAACGATCGAAGCCGACCTCCTGCGAACCGCTTGGCACGGCGAACGTCGTGGCTCCCGACTTTACGCGGAAGCGGTCGACGAGTTCCTGAAGGCGGCCCCTCGGGCGGCCGGCGACCAGGCCCGCCACGACCGCATCCTGGCGGTGATCGGCGATGCCAAACTCTGCGAGGTCGATCAGACGATGGTCAACCGGGTCCGCAGCGCCATCCTCAAACCCGATGCCTCGCCCTCGACGGTCCTGCGCGGCGTCATCGTGCCCATTCGCGCGGTGATGAATTTCGCCAATCGGCAGGGCTGGTGCGAACCGCCGCGCTATGTCGTGCCAAAGCAGCCGCAGGGCCGCACCAACTACCTGACCCCGACGCAGTTCGAGGCGCTGCTCGGCGCCGCCGCGCCGCATCTGCACCCGCTGTTTCTGGTGCTGGCCGACACCGGGGCGCGGCTGTCGGAGGCGCTGGAGGCGATGTGGAACGATGTCGATCTCGGCGCCGCCAGGATCAACTACGTCCGCACCAAATCGGGCAACCCCCGGCTCAACGTGCCCTTGAGCCCGCGCACCGTCGCGGCCTTGGCGCGACTGCCGCATCGCAGCGGCGAAGTCTTCCGCACCCAGCGGGGACTGCCCTACGGCTCAAAGGAGCGCCAGGAAGGCGGCCAGATCAAAAAAGGCTGGGCGGCGGCGCTGCGGCGGGCCGGGCTCCCCTATGGTCCTGGGGGGTTCACGCCGCACGATCTGCGGCATTCATGGGCGACCTGGCACTACGCGGTGCACAAGGATCTGTTGCGCCTCAAGGTCGAGGGCGGCTGGTCGTCGCTCGATCTGGTGGCGCGCTACGCGCACCTGATGCCGGGCGACCACGCCGCCGAAATCCTGTCTTTGTGGCGGCGACTGCCTGTCGCAGCAGGGCAGGGCGTCACCCCACGGGACCGGGCCGAGCAGCAATGGCACCAGCGTCTCGCCGCCAACGGCAGGGGATTGTGATGGGTGAGGGTAAAAGACGGAAAGAGTTCACCCAACAACAACCGCACCAGCGTCTCGGCGATGCGCCGGTCGAGGCCGAGTATCACGAGAAAATGACCGCCATCATGCAGGCGCTCGACGAGTTCCTGAACGGCGGCGCTAAAGCCCCCAACAAAAAAATCGGCCTCGTCGTGATGATGTTTCCCTACGGAGACATCGATGGGCGTTGCAATTACATGAGCAACGGCGCTGACCGGCGCGATGTCGTGGTCTTGATGAAAGAGATGATCGCCCGGTTCGAGGGACAACCGGAAATGTCGGGGAAAGCCTAATGCCGGACCGCCACTGCGGC